AAGGTTGAATAAAAAACCTTTCAGGCTCTTCGCAATGATTCAATAGAATTACATAATTCGTGTTTCGTGGGTGGAAACATAGGAATCTATAATAATTCACTTTGCCGCAAGAACATTCAATTAAGCGTTCATCAGTCTTTAATTTCCTAATGTCTTCAGTGTTCAATATAGGTTTCATGATTTAATCCTCCATATTAGGTAGTAAATCTTCGATGTATGCCCAACGGATAATTTCTGCTTTTTTGTAAAAGTTATCCCAATTCATCGAATCAGGGATTACGTTAAATCTACCATTTTTGCATTGAGCAAGATAATTTCTTTTCCTTTCCGGACATTCTTTTGCATCATGCCACACGCTATTGATGCGCCAGTTTGCACCCCATTCCGCAGCTTTAGTGTGTTCAATAAATCTATCCACAAACCCCGGATTGTTCGGGTCTGCTGCAAACTCATTTGCATAAAGATGTTCCTTTATTGCCTCCTTGATGTTTTTTTTCATTCTTCAACTCCTTTCGGTTTGTTTATCGGTTTCCAATGGGTTATCTTGTAGTCCTTGTAGTTGCAGGTTATTTGGTCTAAATAATCTTCCGTCCACCCGTATTTATTGTAATAAGCTGTCAAGTAATCTACTTTCCATTTGTTACTACAGCATAGATATTCTACCCTTAAAATGCAATATGTTCCAATTGGTGGCACGTCTTCCGTGTCCTCTTTGCATTCGTGCCATTCTTCATGCTCATTCCAACGCCTTGCGATCTCTTCACAAAGAATATTTGAGCTTTCCACATCACCCAAGTGGATTTCTGCTATTTGGTAATTCATACCGTCCTTTATACAAAGTTCCGCATCCAATTCATCCGCACCAAATAAGCGTTTGCCTCGTGCTGGTAGGCAAATAAGTTTCAATGTATCAGTATCTAATTCGCCTTTGGCGTATGCCCAATTCAGTTTTATTTTTGTCATAATCCAAAAATATTTTTGTAAAATTCAAAATTTCTGTTTTCTACCTTTGCATCTTCCGGATAATAAGTAGCGCGATGATACCATGCTTGATAGCATTTCGGGCAAAACCATTGATTTAGCACAGCTATGTAATAGCCTGTAGATGCAGTTTCGTTGCAGTAGTCACAAATTCCTATTGCACCATATTGTCCTAATTCCTCTACAAGTTCTTTCCTACTTATTTGGATTACCTTGAATCCTTTTTTATTGTCTTTTATATTTGCCATACCATTCCTTTTTTATTCACAAAGCCCATAGTAGCTCATACAACTTGTTGCCACATCATCGTCGAACAGAGAACCACCTGCACGTTTACTTTGTACATAACGAACAACATCGCTGATTAGAGGATATTCACCCTTATAATACTTAGATGAAATTTTATCAGGACCGAAAAAACTGCTGTTGAACTGTTGTTCGAGACCTGCAATGTAGCTTATCCTTTCTGGCTCTTGTACGCTGATATTGTAAATGTCTTGTTGTGAAGCCATCACGCAAGGAAAGCAACCAACACGTTTGTAGCCCATTCGGTAGAGAGGATTAGGCTGTATTCCATTTTCAAGTATATAGTCAATCACTTGTTGTGCCGACCAATCGAATACCGGACGCAATAGGTCATCAGCATATTTCTTTCGAAATGCCAATACATCTTTACGACGATAGGTGTGGTACTTGTCCTTACCATTCTTATCCTTACCGTATGGCTGCACATAATACTTGAAGTACGTACATTGCTTGGACATTTCGGCACGCTTGGCACTCTCGGCAGCACGTATTCCTTGTATAATCAGAACATCATCGTTTACTTCATCGAGTATGTAGTCAATCATCGGAATGGTTTTCAATTCAGATGTGCAGAATCTCCGTTGCGAGGATGGCCAGCGTGATTTCTTTTTTGTCAAATCTACCATACCGTTAAACTTCTTTGACTTGACGGTAATGAGATTTAAGCCAAGTTGTTCCTGTACTTCTTCGATATATTTATAGGTCAATGGGTGTTCCCAACCTGTATCACAAAATACTGTAATAAAATCTTTTGTTAGGTTATTACGCACCCAAAGAAGTGATGCAAGACTATCTTTGCCACCACTGAATGAAACTATTACTTTCATCCTTTACCTCCTTTCTTCAATTCTGCAATAAGAGCATCAGCACCGCTAATGCTCCACTGGGCTAACGTTTCGCTACTTGCATCCACACACTGATTATGTGAATTGGCTGAAAATCCTTTCATTATCTCTTTCGCAATCTCGTATCTGCGTTGTTCCCAGTCTATGGCTTTTTCAAATTCAAGTGCTGTTCCGGGCATTCTTCGACCGTCTTTCGTTATGAATGAACCGCATAAAACCTGCATAGTACCTGACGGTTCAACATCTATGACCTCGCCGGTAGCCTTTACTTTAGCTTTAAGTTTTTCAGCAGCTCTCATTTGTCTCGTGTGTTCTGCTACACAAGTTTTACACCTGTTAGGATATGATTTGCTGAACTCTGAAATATGCTTTGTTTGCCCGCACTCTGTGCATTTTTTATAAATTGAATTGTCCATGGTTATTATTGATTATAAGTTTCTTGAATAGCTTGGAATATCTCATACATTACTTGTGGGACAATCGCATTGCCATATGCCTTTATCGATTCCTGCCGCCACTTTGAAAAGGCAATACCGTCCAATCTGGTGGAAATCCCATCATCTCGGCTACAAACAGGGGATTGAGTTGGGAAGTTTTTCCACCGTTCTGCGAATGATGCTCTCCTAACATTACCGGCAGGTTGCACAGAGCATCCGTCCTCATTTTCCCATTTTTTCTTTTCAATGCTTGTGGGGAAACGGAGGGTTGATAGTCCCTCGCTGCTGGAGTAGGGAGCATCCCATTCACCGCCATTGCTGTCAAAGCTGTGCCCATTTGACTGTTCGGATTGTATTTCTTGCTGTACTTGTCCGCTTCCCGGGCATTGGGAGTAGGAAGCAACCGAACCATTCTCGCAAGTCCTACGCATCCGTTCTGTCCGTTCTGATTGATTCTCCTCGGAGTCCCGTTTCTGGTCGTAACAAATTGGTCGTTCTTTCCAATTATCGCTCCGGTTGTTGCATCGCTCGCCATCGGAGTGGGAAGAAGCCCGAACGCAGCCCCTGACGAAAGGTTGTTGAGTTTCGTACCCGTTCTGTCTTTCGTTCTCGCAGCAGCTTTCATGGGGTGTTCCACCACTTCCACGGCACGTGGTGTCGGAAGCAGTCCTACCGGATAGAATGTTGTCTTCCCATTTTCGTTGCATACCTTTAACCCCTGCGTCTGCACGGTGGGCAATAAAGAAGACACGGTCTCTTCTGTGCGGCGCTCCGACGGCACAAGCCGGAATAACAACCGGTTGGACGAAATATCCTTCACGTTCAAGGTCGTTACACACTGTTTCGACAACGTATTCCTGCCGATGCAATATTCTTTTTCGGTCAACCTCTCCGAACAGAGATTCTTCACGTCCCAACGCAGTTTCACTGCCGGGTTGTACCATTGAGAGGATTCCAGCAACGTTTTCACCAACAACCCAATCGGGCTGAATCTCCCGTATCGCTCGTAGCATTTCCGGCCAGAGGTAGCGGTCATCTTCCGCTCCCTTTCGCTGTCCGGCGCAAGAAAAAGGCTGGCAGGGAAAACCTCCGGTGAGGACATTGATTTTTCCACGCCACTCTGTAAAATTTGTTTTCGTGATGTCTTCATAACTTTTGCTGTTTGGGAACCAATAATCAAGTATTTTTCTCCCGAACGGGTTTATTTCACAATGGAACATATTTTTCCAGCCCATTTCCTCGGCAGCTATTTCCGGACCACCGATGCCGCTGAACAAACTACCATGGGTAAACTTATTCTTTTCCATGATTACGGATTTTTTGTTTTTGCTACTTTAGTTGGTTCATAGTACTTGCATTTGTCTGTTCCCGGATTGTATGCTGGCCATACCCATTGCAAACGTGTATCGGGTGGATCGGGCAAATAGCGTTTACAACTCTTGCGGATTGAGCAGGTAACGCCCGAACAATAACTATAATCTGTATTCATCGTCATAATGTTTTTAATTAGTTTACTGTTTTCTGAATGACTGCTCATTGCCGAAATTGATGATTAGCATCATTTCACGGAAACGGTCTGCAATTCGTTCGTCGTAATATTCTGCAATTTCTTTTGCCGTAAGATTGGATGAGACCAGCGTACAGAACTGCTCTTCATAGCGAAAAGACAGCATATCCATGGCGGCGGTTACGTAATCGCCATAATGAATGCTTTCTTTCGGTTCGGAGCCGAGTTCGTCGATTGCGAGTATTTCGATTTGGCGCAGCCTTTTGTAGCGTGCCACATCGGAGGTGTTGTCGCGTGTGGGATTGTTATACGCTTTAGCCAGCAAGACGAGTTCTTTAGCCGATACCATCATGTAGCCGCGTATCGGATATGCATCCGCATTGCTGTTATACCCCTCATCAGAGCGCAAGTAGTTTATAAGGTTTTGCAATGCACGCAGAATGGTGGTTTTCCCATTTCCGGCATCGCCGCAAAGGAACAATCCGAAAGTGGAGGCTTCCGATGTAATCCAATTGGAAATGTCCCAAAGGTGCTTTTTGTATTGTTCGGTGGCATTAAATTCCCTATGCCTATGAGCAACTTCCACCCGGCACGCTTCATATAGCATAGCGTAAACTTGCTTGGCGGTATATGGCAATCTAAAACGAGTTACCATATGTTTTCTCTTCATCAGATTTGAGAAGATTACCTCTGCGTTGATTTCTGCTTTCGGGTCTAACTTTATCATCTTTTCTTTTATTTTTATCATTTACAATTCTCAACCATGCGTTGAAGTGCTGTTTGGCATCCTGTAAGGAAGAATGCCGGTCTTTCCCGTCTGCCAGGCATTGCACCCGGAAGTCGTCAAGACTGCTGCGCAAAGAGGAAATATTCGTTGCATGAAGCACTTGTAATTGGTCAAGCCAACACTCGTCTTTTTTCAGTTCGGCAATTTCTTCATCGATAGTCATGGAGTAAGGCTCGTATTGCAGTTCGTTTTGCACTGTTGTACTACCTTGTATCGTTTGTGGATTGTCATTCTTTCGTGGCAGTTTTTCAGTTTGTTTGGGCTTTCTTTTCTCGATTAGGTTATAATCCCCAATATAGCAAACACGACGGCACTGTACGCATATACGACTATACCTTTCCTGAATACCTTTAGAAGTCAATACTTTTTCAGCGTCAAACAATTCTTTTGAAAACAACCCCAGTGTCAGGCAGGTTTTGATTACTTCTGATATATATGCCTCCTCAAATCCCGTAAGCTCCGAGCAAATGAAAGGCAACTCTTTATCCCACTTCATATAATACCCACTCTTGTAGATATTGCAGAGCAGCAGAGCATATACCGTTATAGCTTTTCCACCTTGATACTTGATTAGTTTTCTTATTTTAAGGTCGTTAAATATATCTATATCCAGAGGGAAATAGTCAAGACCTTTTTTAAAAGTTCGTGCCATATCTGACTTTTTTAAAATTCATTTCTCAAATAATCATCCACTTCACGAATGAAATCATCTAGCGAAAAGCACAGAACATATTTGTATTCTCCGTTTTCACATATTATCTTTTGCCATTCTTTTTGTGATGGAGATTGATAGCCGCCTTTCTTTTTCATTTCAATGAGCAGCGCACCATAATCACGATTGCTTTTCAACAGAATCAAATCGGATACACCGGCTGTTACGCCCTCAGCTTTCAATTTGCCACCTGTAACAGTATCACGTCTTCCTCCGTTCGGCACAGCAAACAACCGGCCTTTTAACTTCGGATACTTCAAATTGAACCACTTTACGCAAGAGCATTGTATGCGATGTTCCTCATCGTCATATTTTTGCTTCTTTTTTCGTTTCCTTTCCATTTGAAGCATTTCCTCAAGTGTCATTGTCGCTTTGCTTTTCGGGTGTAACAATGGTGTCTTTTCCGGTCTTGTCTACTACAACTTTTTTCCCACCAACGGTTATCGTTGTCCTGCAACCTTCGGGGAGAGATTGTATGAAATTTCGTACAACAGGCGAATTGGCATTTTCACTGATGGTATCCGTAATGGACTCATCTGCGGCATATGGATAGACGTCCATAATGGCAGTTTCCGCTACCGATGCAATTTGGTAGTCGGCCATTGTGCCTTTCATACCCTCATCCAGTTTATTTACTGCATCACGCAAGTCGGCTGCTTGTACCAGTACGTTGGTAGCCGTCTTTTTTCCTGCTCCACTTTTTTCATCTGAGGTAATGAAATACAGCTTGCACTTGAACCAGCGGTCGGCACTGTCTTCCTCACAGGGAAAGAGCTCGCTATAGTTGGCACGTTTAATGTCGGAAACTGTAAACTCACCGGAAATAAAGGGTGTCATTTCTTCAATGATGCGTGCTTCCGCTTCCGTGAAGCTGAGCGCGTCAACCAGATAGGGTTCTGTTACTTTCTTGTTCATTCCGTTATCCATTGTCTTTTCATAACGGATTTTACATTCAAACCACGTGTGCATCATGAGTTCATTTTTTCTTTGAGTTGTTTACTGACTACAAGTTTTACTGTTCGTCTTGCCGGAATGATTACCGTTGTTCTCTTGTAGATATTACGGGCTTTCCTTTCTTTTGTGATATAAGTCTTGATAGTGCCAAAACCACGTATATAGACACTTTCACCTTTACAAAGTGCTTTCTCAATAGCATCAAAAGCACAATCTACGGCTTGAATAGCCTGTGAGCGACTAATAGTCGTATTGTTGATAACATGTTCAACGATCTCAATTTTTCTCATTGTTTTTATTTTTATTAAAATGATAGATCACTATTGTTTGGTCTACAATTCTCAGTTTTGTATTGAGTATTTTCAACTGATTTTTTCATTATGATTCTTGATTTAAATCCGCAGATAGAAGTAGGACGATGGCTGCAATGGCAAAACTCATTCCTAAAATGGCATACGTATATGCTTTAGAGGATTTGGATTCTAAAGCAAAATGAAAGTTAACAGCAAAAATGATGATATTCAAAACAATAAATATTATATCAAAATAGATTCTCATATTACTTCTTTATTTACTGGTTACTATTATTTTTCCTCATAATCACAAATGCTAATAGGGATTCTTGTTAAATGTTAACGAAAGCCCATTTGTAGCGGCTGTTATTTCTATCTCTGGATATAATCTTTCTATTCCATGGATAAACTCCGTAGCATTGCTGTTATTGTCGGACAGATGCAGGAGTAGAATGTTGCATACTTGAGACAGGTCATTGGCTTGCAATGTGAGGAGACAGTTATCATAGGACATGTGCGACTTAATGGTGCGTTCGTAGCGTTTCTTGTCAATGCGCCCGGCAGTGAAATTTGCATCAAGAATTTCCTTGCTATAATTGCACTCCAACATTACATTGTTAAGACCGGGAAATTTGTATTTTAGGAAATAGGTGTCTGTGGCAAACAGCACTGTTCCGCACTCTTCATGACGGATGAGGTATCCGTAAGGTTCCGCAGCATCATGTTGTACAGGGAACGGTATCACTCTAAATCCATTTATCACAACTTGTTCGAATGGCAACAGCCCTTTTGCCCAATAGCTGGAAGAGAAACCAAGCGCATGTTTTGTGCCTTGACTCATATAGCAAGGTATGCAGGCGTTTATAAAATCGCCCACACATTTGGCATGGTCGCCATGCTCATGGCTGACGATACAACCAACAATGCTGTTTAGATTGAAGTCAAGAACTTTTTTTACTTTGTTGAACTTAACTCCGGCTTCCACTGCAAGTACCTCACCAGTCTTTTCAGACTGGAAGAGGTAACAGTTGCCTGATGATGAAGAACCTAACACATGAAGTTTCATTTCAAATAGGATTAATAGCCCGGTCCATCATCCTCGGTTGAGGCTTGGTTTTCGGTACTTGTTTCACCTTGGGGCTCTTTAATTTCTCCTGTTTCAGGGTCAACACCTGCCGGAACTTCGTTGGAAACCGGAGCTACTGCATCATCAAAACTGATAGTGCCTTTGTTGGCTTGCGTGGAAATTTCTTTCGCAACCTGTTCTGTAACATCGACATAATCGGCGTCCTCTACATTTTCTTCAACGGTACGCATACCCATTGACAGTTCCGGTGAGTATGTAGAGCACCAGAACGAGGCGGCACGGTAACGTAACATCTGTTCGGGCATAGTACGCCACTTGCTGCCGTTTTTGCTATACCAACCCTCATCAATCGCCATTTGTATGGTAACGGCTGTACCACGTAAGGCAAGTGGTGATTTTGATGTAACCGGTTTTCCGTTCTCATCATGCGTAACACCTTTAGGAGTAGTCCATGCCACACACTTGACATTTGCCACACCGTTATTGCAAACTCCATTTGATGTCAATTCAAACTTCAGTGGTTCAAAGCGTCCACAAGTATTGATAGTGGCAATTAGGAACTTGGACGACCAAGATGGGCGACCATATACAATGTACAAGTTCTGCATTACCATAAGAGGGGATGCGCCAATGCGTGTGGCCACATCGAATGCGATTACGCAGTTGGCTACTGCTTCGGCTTCAGAGACCGTTTTTTTAGGTCCTTCTCCGGTCTTACCGCCAACAACACCGCCAATGCGGTAACTTTCGGGTACAAGACTGGAATTGGCAAACATGGTGGAGAAACGGTTGAGCGTTTCAATGGTTGTCGGGTCAAAGAAGTTGATGCCAACAGGAACGTTACTTTGATGTGTAACCGGTGTGATTTGTCTTTCGTTCATAATTCTAATAATTAAAGATTTAACTATTTATTTTACTGTTAGTTGACTGTCTGTTGTAACCTGCAAGAATATCATTTGTGCGTTGGAAGCAATGAATGTATTCACGCTTTCGGCACGGTCAATGAACATTGGAGCATAGACTTCGTAATGCCTTGCCAATGTGTTGGTGATGTCAATACCTGCGTTCACTTGCTTTGCTGTATTGCACGTACCATAGGACACACCATCAATTATAGGGATACATACTTCGTATTCGTTTCCGTCAAGAGTGGTATCGAAAAGTTTCCAGTGTACCATGCCAAACAGCGAGTTCAAACGGCTCTCACAATCATCAATGCGAGCTTTGGCAAACTTAGCAGCTATATATTCACGTTTCTCTATGTCGGCTATCTTCTGTGCGAGTTCACGACCTTCCTTTTCAAGACGCTCTATTTCTTTATCATAGTTGGCGATAATGGTACGGTTGTTTAGTTGGATTTCCAAGTTCTTAATAGCAGATTTCACCAACTCGGCACGTTCGGACAGTTCGGTATCTGTCTGAGTATATGTGATATTTGCTATTTCTTTTTCTATCTCATCCAAACGTTTTAGGTTTGCTGCATACGCAGGCAGCTCGTTTTCGTTGATGGCGGACGGTGCTGCTTTCGGGGTGGATTTCAGACGATCATACAGCCCTGCAATACATTCGTCAATGGCAGTAATCTTTTTGGAATGCTCTACAAGTTCTTCATTACGCCTGTTTAATTCCTCTCGGTATGATTCGACTTGTGTCGACAGGGATTTTCCACGTGATTGATTCTCTTTGAGCCTGTTTTGTTTATATTCTTCAAACTTTTGGAGAACGTCTTGTATCATATTGTCGGGTAAAGGCTGGCCGCAATGAGGACAGATATTATCACCGGTGTACTGTGTGGCACGAATGGATGCCCATTCGGAACGTAATTCTTCAAGTCTGCTTGTTGTTCTAGTTATTTCTTCGTTCAAATACTTGATGCGTTCTTTTGTACGGGTAATGTCTATATTGCAATCCGATCGTTCGGAATGAATATTCTTCAACTCTTTCTCGATTTCATTACGTGTTTCGTTCTGCTTATCGGCTTCCTCCTGACGACTTCTCCTTTCTGCGGCAAGAATATCCTTCTGTTGCTGTTCGATTTGCCGTTTTTCACGGTTCAGCGCAGCTTTTTTATCGATGGCAGATTGCTTGCGAGCATCTTCAGAATGCAGAAGTTCGTTTATTTCTTCCAGCTCTTTCTTTTTGTCGGTGAGCATTTCTTCCAATGAGTTCCAATCCTCGGCTTCTGGTTTCATCTTGTCCGTTTGGTCGATACGTGGCTTGATTTCATCCGCTTGCATTTTTAGACGTTTTTTCTCTGCGGCAATCTGCCGACGATAATCCGCCAATGATTTGCCACTCAACATGTCTACGAGAGCGGTAAATTCTGCATTTCCCTGCGCCAATTCGTTGTCTGTTTTGGCTCCGGCAATGGACATTAACACTTCACGTTGAACATCTTGTTTTAACGATAGGAAATACTCGGTATTGGTTAGCATCTTGAAAAGGTTCTCATCAATGATTTCGGCATTTATACGTTCCTTATACTCATTGACACGAACAGGTACGCCGTCCCATGTGCATTCGGTGACATTCCCCTTGAACACTTCCTCTACTTGTCCACGAGGTTTGACCCATTGCTCCTTATACTCTCGTTTGATGGTAATTTCCGTTCCATCAACGACTAATGTTCCCTCTACGGAGCATTCACAATGCTGTAGGGGATTGCCCTTTTCGTCTGTGGTGCGCAAGTTGAAGTCTTTACGGTCTTTGCTGTCCTTGCCGAAAAGCAGCCAACAGAACGCATCCATGTGCCTGGACTTGCCGAGACCGTTACGACCACAGATACGTGTAACAGTGCCATCTGTATGGAACTGTGTTGTCCTTTCTTTTTCTCCACGCCAGTTGCGAAGCGTGATTGATTTTAGCTGAATTGCTTTCATCTACTTTGATTTTTAATAGTGAAAAAATAGTGGGAGGAACAGGATTTGAACCTGTGTCCTGCTGCATCTTGGCCATTTGGGTACGTACCGCCGCTCTATCCGCTGAGCTATCCTCCCTTATCATTTGAAATAGTCTTGTTGTAACCTTTGTAGTGTACGCAGTTCGATTGTGCGGTATTCAACTTTGCCCGGACGCTTGCAGGGGGTTATTTTACCCTGCTTGCGCCATCTATCCACATTGCCACGCCCAAACATAGCGTATGCTTTTCGCTGGCTGACCATTTCGGGATCATTGTGTGTATCGGCAAGCATACGGACTACAGAGGACGCTACATCGCGGACGAAAGTGTCATAAGTAACGGATTTATCGGGAAAATCAATAGTGAGCATAGGATTACGGATTAAAGTGAATACTCTGCACGATAATTTTCATCGGTTTTAATGAAATATGTAAGCACTTTTATTAGGGAACGTTTAGAACCGGGCTTGGCAATAGAGTCAACCAGACTTTCTCTCTTTTGCTTGTCTGTAGCAATAAAGATGTAGCCCACGTGTCTTGCTTCCGGTTTAAGAGGCTTGATTTGAGAATTTAATTTTTTGAAATTGATAGACATGATATTGTAAGTTAAGAGGTTATTTGTTTTCATTTTGAAACTCCATCCATGATATACGTACCAGTTTCCATGTGAGAAAGATGAATACAGCTGATACAAGATAGCCAATGAACGATGCGATGTTTCCAAGTATGATATGTGCCACAATGCTGACAACCACCGCAAAAAGCATGATGCAGGATAGTATCAGTTGTGAAATATTTACAAATTTGTTCATGATGATTACAAATTACGATATTCTGATTACTGTTATGATACGCTTTTCTCGGTCCGTTTCTGTCTGGTACTTACGATTCAGGATAAGTCCGAGATCGGAAGCCTGAGCACGGACGCTCTTAGTCTTTTCAATGGGGAAAGTAACCGTTTTACCTACTTCCAAATCCGTTAAAGTTGGACGTACTTTTACTTGATTTTCTGCCATTTTATTTGTTTTTTATGGGTTATTGTTTAACTTTATAGTGCAAAACTAATATATTTATTCGTGGCGAACAAATATTTTCGTTATAAAATTTAGTGTATGCGAAATTAAATATTAGTTGACTAATTCAAGTTCCTGTAAATCATGAATTTAGAAATTGTTAGAAAATTGAGCGAAAACAGAGGTGGTGGATTAAAGAAACTTGCTGCTGATGTTGGAATGAGCGAACAAAATCTACATAGATGCATTAGAAACAATAAGATTCAAGCGGCAGACTTAGAGAAGATTGCTTTTCTATTAAAAGCTGACATACGAATTTTTTTTGATGATGAAGTATCAAGACTATCAAATAATACAGTTGAAACAAACGGCGATTTTAGTCCTGCTTCGATGATGGGCAACGTGTCTGTAGGCACAGATGCTATTCTTGTAGAACGAGTGAAGCATTTGGAAGAATTGTTGGCTGAAAAGGAGAGGTTGATTAAGGTTTATGAAAAGTTAGTAGAGGGAAAAAAATGAGATATATAGTTGGAATAATATGTCTTATTACTTCTTTACTGTTATGTGCTTGCAGTGAAGATGACGAGAAAGGCGCTGAACGCTATTCGGGTGTATTTTTGAGTATGGAGGCTATAGATGCTATTACTCCGGAAGATTCTTTTTCTGATGTCATATTGCATAATGTTGAGTTTGAAAAAGTGGAAGTAGGAAAAGGAGAGCCTATAGAAGCTGGTGATTACACTGTGAAGACAGAAACTACTTACGACTTAATCATGCAAGAATCCGAAGCTGATCTGTATATAAAAACAGAAAAAAGAACAGATAAAATGTTTGAGGCAACTTATGTATATAAATATGTTTTTAAGCAGGGAACTTACGGAGTGATTGAAGTATCAGAAAATGCTATTACGGTCAACGGATATCCATATTGTAAACTTCAAAAATTTACACTAATACGTACTGAACCAATTGGAGAAAAATATTCCAAACAAGATACAGAGACAGAAAATTACAAGGGAGTATTCTCCTGCAAAAGCAATGGTAGAAGCATAACTTTGTCAAATAGTGATTATATGTTTGAAGCCGCGCTTGATGGTAACGAATGTAGGTTAACAGAATTATCTCCTGAACATAAAAATATCGGCACATTAGAAAAGCAATGAACGGAGAGTACCCATATTGTAAAACAGAGCCTTTTATGGATGAATTGAAAAAAGCCGCATTCAATGCTATCTACAAAGATGGTTGTGATAATTGTGGAGATTGGATAGATACATTGGTAAACTGTTATTCCGAAGAAGTGGTGGACACTCTTGGGAATAATCCCAATGAGGTTTATGCAGAATTGGAAGATATATGGGAAACCATGGATTATGAAGACCCTCGAACCGGTATTTGCCTAACTTATCAGAATTGGGCAGAATATTTCACAGGGGAGTTTGCCCATACAATCTACAATGAATTGATTAAATCAAAACAGGTGAACGAACGTAAATAATCCGTTTTAAAGCGTTCAAACCTTTAAGATGATAAAAGTATCGTTTTTCGTATTTGTGTTGATTGTGGCTTATCTATTTGCCTTAAATGGGTAATATATCAAGACTGGTAGCGGCGAGTTCTTCGATAAATGGACGAAAACATTAATCATAATAGACAGATACGAAGAAATTGAATAAACGAATATTGTTGAGAAGTATTATATAACTCATTGAAAAGTATCTTATTTTGGCAGCGGCGCAGGCTGTGATTGAAGAAAGTTTGTAAGCCTTAACGGCTTGTTGATATAGGACTCAGGCTGTAACTTTCCCGCGAGGAGCGGGGAGTTACAGCCTGAGGTGTTTTTAGGAGGAGGAGGCGAGATTGCGCTTTATTCAGCTGCTTTAAAGTTGAATACTGGTTTGATGATGGTTTCGATGGTTACTGTATCCTGAATATTCTGTATGATTTCATCTTTCGGCTTGTATACCATCGGTGCCTCATCTTTGGTAACTTCTGTTATAGTTTCACTGTACACTTCCGTCATTGATTTTTTGAAATCCTCCAGACTTATCTTTTTAAATGCCTGACTACGGCCCATAATTCTTCCGGCACCATGAGGAGCTGAACAATTCCAATCTTCATTACCTTTCCCGATACAGATCAAAGAACCGTCACGCATGTTCAACGGTATGATACATTTTTCGCCCGATCTGGCTGAAATAGCACCTTTGCGAATAATATTGTCACTACCAATATAATTATGAACTGTCTCAAAACTTTCATGAAGCTTTTCTGCTATAATAATACCTTGCTTCATCATATAATCCATAATCAGATTTACAATCAATTTACGGTTTATCTGTGCCCAATGCTGGCAGATACACATATCATGCAGATAGTCTTCCCGAAACTGACCTTTCAAATAACATAAATCCTGTGGAATGTTCAGCTTGCAGGTCTTAAATGAGTTGTGAAGATTTCTGATTACATCCTGTAATTCATTTTTTCGTCCGTCCTGTTTGTATTCTGCAATGATACGATTCTTTTCTTCCATCAGTTTATCCCATCCTGACTGACATTTTATGGCCAGTTTCTGGTAAATATCTGCTACCTGCTTTCCTAAATTACGACTTCCGGTATGTACGACAAGGTAATAGAGACCGGATTCATTTCTGTCAAGTTCTATAAAATGATTTCCACCACCAAGTGAACCAATAGATTTATATAACCTGCGAACTTCCTTCAGTTCACGATAACAGCGTAATCGCAATATCAGTTGTTTTGCATTCTGATACAGATTTAAATATTTTTGTGGCAATGGCAGATAGTTTTCATCCCTAAAGTCACGTCCAGAAGGAATAGCACGGAGGATATATTCATTCAAAGCATGGAAGTCGATAGAAGTGTTGCAGGAGAACGGTTGAACCAGCATACCACAGCCTATATCTACTCCCACGATATTAGGAATCACCTTGTCGCCCAAGTTTCCCGTAAAACCTATCACGCATCCTGCTCCAGCATGAACATCCGGCATAATGCGAATCTTGCAATCACTGAATACGTCTATGGACAGCAACTGCCTGATTTGTTGAAGAGCCGTATCTTCTATATTGTCTGTGAATATCTTCACATCATATCCATTTATCGTCTTCATAAGATTATCTTTAATTACATTTGGTGAATATATCAAGTTGGTAGATATTTCTATTCATATTCAGATTATTATACAGTCCCCACTTTAAGACAGCTTCTTTACCCAATACATGCATAATGCCACTAAGTACTTCATCATAAAAACATCTGTCTGTATCATTTTCAGTATTATTTAAAGTAATCAAAATAATCATATTTGAAATATCATGTACAGAACTGTATTTTGGCGGTAAATATTTGCATAAATCATTTACTGCCTGTTTTAAATAGTTTATATCACCAGATAAAGAGAAGTATTCGACATACCTAGTATCGGAATTATATCGCATAAATGTACCAATATCATAAAAATCAAAGCATAGCACGCCTCGATTAACAATTGAACCTACAAGAGTTTTTACAAACTCAATAATCCGTCTATTCCCCTCCTTAAACAATCCGGGTAATGTATTGCATGGCAAAGTATCGTAATCTACCACATAAATTGCATCTACAAGTTCTTCCAGACTTTGTAATAAACGCAAAGCATTGTTCCTCTTTTCTATACCTTCCGATGCATGCGGCAATGTGACTACAAGTAATTTTAATTTGGTTCCTATTTCTACTGATTTCTGGAGAAAAGTTTTTATGTATCCCTCACCAGTGCCGCCTCCTAGGCATACGATAAAACATGATAGAATTTTGCTTGTAATCCTATCCAGACCTTGTAATGTCTTTTTACATTCCGATTCAGCAAATCTTTTATTTTTTCCACTTCCCAATTCGTCTGTTCCTATCAAATATTTATGCAGCAATGACAGTTCCTCCATTTCTTTTCTATTCATGTCAAACACGTATAAATATCGCTTTAAAAATTCATGAACCTGCATTTCATTTACTATTCTTCCGGCTCCACCTCCAATACCTATTATAGAGACAATAGATTTATATTCTTTAGGGAAATAGAAAGGTATTGTTGAATTAGTATTTTCTTCCATACTTAAATGTCTTTATTAGAAAACTAGAAAAGCAGTAGAAGAGCTGATATCCTTCTACTGCCATCAGGTATGCGTAATACTAATCTAATTTCTTGAAGTCAAAATCATTCTTACTGCAACAAGCTTTCTGATAATCAAAGCCATACATACGCATATAAGCTTCCTTCAGTTCTTTTGCTCCATTATAAAATGGATCTGAAGTGTGGGTTTGGGTCGTTACAGTCACTTCCATTTCAGGTGTCAGTACTGTTCCGTTTGTTCTCTTTACTCTCTTCGGAGTTACTTTGAATACTCTTGACATAAATTCATTTTTTAAGGATTAAACATTCTGTTATTGATGTGCCAAAAGTATATATGCTGATATGCCAAATTAAGGGATAGTAATGACATTTCATCAGTAATTCCATAATATGTGATTTCACATAATATATATTTATCTGTTATCCATTAATATGACATACCATATTCATTTATCTATATGAATAACTAGATATGGAAATTAAGATAAGTCGAAATTTATTTATAGGAGTCTTCAAGTAATTTGTACATTTCAATTTGATGATTATTCTTCTTATATAGAGTCCATCCTTCTTTTTTAGATTGTAAATACATCAAATACATTTTTAGACTTTCTAAATCATTATTATTGACTTGTTTCTCAACTCTTGCGAACTTCACTCCTACGTAATCATTACTTTGAGTCGAATTAAAACTTGACGAAATCATTGCTAAGTTTCCAAATGAGTTTATATCAATGTTCTCCCATTCTGTATTTTCAGATTGATTCTGTGGGTGTAAATGCTCTATTGAGCGATTCATTCTAAAGACATAATCATTCACAACTTTTTGTTCTTCTATGGTAAAATACAGTTCTCTTTTTTCCCATAAGTAATAATCTAAACGCCAGAACCAGTATCGGTCTATACCTTTATTATAAGCCATTTCATCCAACGGAGGAAGTTTATGAATATTATTGTCTATTTCTTTTAACTTATTAAGCAATACTGTTGCATCAGATTTTCTATTCTCTGAATTCATTAACCATTCCAAATAAGACTTTAACCACTGTTGGTTTGATGATGAAACATACAACATAGACTGATATTGAATTAGCCGTTTTTCATCCTCACTTAAAGGTTTATCATTATCTGACAATCTTAATCTATAAATGTTTTTTCCGTCTTTTTTTTCAACTCTTATAACGTAACGATCAAGTAATAATCTTAGTAAATATAATTTTCTGTAAAACTGTGGAATCTTTTCTATAGGGAAGTTTCTGAAAGTCTCAGCTAATTTATGTTTGTCAAGTATAATATTACTATTTGTGATTATATTATAAGTTAACAAGAGAAGTTCTTGGAAATCTATTACAGATCCTATTTCCTTCTTATTACCATAAATATTAGGCTTATCTGTCGAAGGCATAATATATTCAATCTCGATGCCATGATTATCTTCAAAACATTTTTTTACTTCAAAAGTATCTGGATTTTCAAATATATTTTCTATTTCATTGTCTAAACAACCTAATTCCGCACTATACTGCTCGTCAGATAGTAGTTTCACATCCATACGCTCCACACTATTCCATATATATGTGAACATACCTTTGAGGTCATTATCAATGCAGTTTTTCAACAAATCAACCTTGATTTTTTCATGCTGTTCAAGACTTTTACCCGCAGAATTCATAGTCTCAAAATACTTATTAAGCTTCTTAGGAGATTTACTATAATTTCCTGGTAACTCTGAAACAAAAAAGGTTAGATTATTGTATACATACTTACAAAATTCCTCTCTTTCGTCCTCTTTAAATTTTTCTGTCAGAAAGTTAAGAATAAAATCAAGCCCATGTTGCATTTTTAAATTTATTTTCGTTGGCATAGTATTATCTTTCTCTTTCTTCACATGAAAATCAATTAAATATTGAAGGTATTTTTTATCATCATCTCTTGCTTTAAAGGTTAATCTGTCCTGAGTCACAAAATACTTCCAGTCCTCATAATAGTAGTTCATAGCAATACCTAAAAGCATCATTGTTGTAAAACGTTGTTGCCCATCAACCAGATTAATGATTCCACTATCATCTGTACAACCTGTCAACATACCAATATAATAAGCCTTATTTCTTTCATTAATAGAACGTCTAGTGATAAAGAAACGTTCTTTCAGGTCATTTAATAATACACTAAGCTGTTCGTCCTCCCATTCAAACAACCTTTGATAAAGAGGTATTATAAACCTTTGGGAAACAATTGTACTAGGTGTTATTGGATTTATTTTTCTCATAATTCATATACTTTTTTTAAATCATTCAATATTTCCTTTATAGTAAATCTATCTAAAATCTGCATATACATATTTTTGGTGCATTCATAATACCGTTTACGTATTCTATCTTCTAATTGAACATATTCACTTCGCCTTAGCCCAGCAATAAAAAAAGTAGGAGAAGTGGAACGTTCAATCATCATAATAATACGACTGTCTGCAACATATTCCATTATTTTATAATCTAAAGCTCTTGTATTAGTGTATCGATGAACAGATACAGTCTTTTCTATAACATATAAAGCTTCAGCCAAATATTGCTGTCCAAACTTTAAGTAATATCCAAATAACAAAGAATCGATCAATCGACTATATCGATAATGAGACTCACGGTTTAAGTTCTTAACCAGTGTTTTATGTTCACAAGTATTTGCATATTCTCTAAATCTTTCAGTCATCTTTTCTGAATATAAGAAAAAATGTACTCCACCTATTATTGATTCATTAAAATGAAAACGCTCACCATATGCTGGAACGCTATCGATTTCTGGTGATGCTGAATATTCATTTCTAACAACATACTTTTCGGTAGTAACTATCTCTGCTAAAATCCATTTGCGTAACCTCAGAATATGTTCTCCTAAGGACTGTTCCAAATCAGTTTCATTATCATCAGTCTTAGAGGTTAAATTATCCCAACGTGTTGCTAAATGCTCCTGCTGAGATTCATTCTCAATATACCTTAAGTGGTGCGCTTTTAGAAGATTAAAATCTGTAAGTGATTTTCCACGAGAGTTCTCATTTGAGAAAAATGTATATGCCAATTCAAAGTTCTCTGAATTTATGACTAAAACATCGAAACATATATTTTTTACAATATGATAAGGATCTAAATTATAACTAGAAACAAACTGTTTGCAAAGATACTTGTTATAAGCAATATAATTTTTTGCTTGTTCTGAAAGAAAACGTTGCTTTAATAATGGTAAACAATATTCATATTGCAATGCTTCCATTAACAATGTTAATGTAACAAGCCTCTGTTGTCCATCAACAATATCATAAGCTTCATCATGTTTGTGTATAATAATTGTACCCAAATGATATGTATCAGCAGCTTCAAATACATCCAGAAAAAGTTGTTCTACGTTTCTCTTATCCCAACAATATATCCTTTGATAATCAGGTATTTGCAAAGGGACATCAAAAAGTTCTTCCAATGTAACTCTATTATATAAACTTACTAAATCATTATTTATATCATTAAAAAGTTTATTACTTGGAGCTGGCCTATCAATATGTTTTGGACGAAGTCCTTTATTTTCAACATATTTATCTATTATAGGCTGCAAAACATTGCATAATCTTTTCAGTTGTTCTTCTATGGACAATGATGTATCTTTCAAGAAATAGCTGCAATCATTACGTCTCCACCATTTATCAGACAAAATATTATTTTCTATTAATAGGTCCCAATTTTCATATAATGTCCCCCTGATATCTTTCCAATTGGAACTATAACTTTCAATATGAAACTCAACTCGATTGTTAGACAATTCATAATGAATATTTTGGTCCAACAAAAAAGGGCTTGCTTCTATTTGCCAAAAACCTATTCCTTGCCAATTATACTTATGATTGGGAAATAAGGTTTTGACAATATTCTCTAAATCATCTTTTCTCATAATATATATATCATTTATTATTTATCATTTAACTCCCTCAAAAACGATCTTGTACACATTTCATACCTATTACCGGCACATTCCAATGATGGTAACAGTTATTTTCTTGGCATAGCAGCTATGGACACTTCATCAAAATCTATTGCTATAATATTTTAAATCAGACTTACTTTGCATATAATCATTTCTTATAATACGATATTATATTCTCCGCAATATGACATATTCCATCTTTCAACCACTGTGGTTCAATAATTTCTATCTGGTCTGTCTGTTGTAAAAGCATCTGAACGAAGTCATAATTGGGACGTACATTGAACTCAAATGTAATAGACTCATCATCTGAGGATAATACCCGTTGAGACTCATGTATAGGCAATGTAGAGAGATACTGTCTTGCCCATGCGTAAGCCTTGATTATAACATGTTCTATATCATATTCCGCATCGGCTATTATGCCTACACACCCTTCGAAATATTTATCTATATTGAACGTATTTGGTATTTCGAACTTTATATCAGTGATTACAACATTCTGAATCCTATCGAGAGCGTATGTTCTTATATCATCTGAATAGACTGATCTGCCTATCAGATACCAACGGCGGTTATATACTTTGAGATGGAATGGTTCTACCTGAAACGTACTTGCATGAGATTTACCAAAACCTTGATGTGTAATTTCAAGTACACAGCTCTGACGCATAGCCTGAAGAAGTGTCTGCAAGAATTTACCCCCTGAAGGAATCTTCTCAAACGAAATACGTTTCTCTAACCTCCTGTCTGCCTGAAGCTGGTTTAATGTTGCATACGAGTCTATCAGCCAAGCACGGAATGCATTGCCCTCCAATCTATCCGCATCTTCGATATAATATCCATATCCACGTTTAGCATCGCACGATATAATTATATCAAAAATTGTCTGCACTGCCTCCTTATGATTCATAAATGTTTTCCACGGTAACGGTTTACCGTCACCTAATCCACTGTTTTCCCACTTATCACTAATCTCCTTGAATGTGATATATGGATGACATTTGATTAAATCAACAAGCCATACATACCTGCCAAATTTATTTGCTGCCATAAATACTAGATTTTAAATTTATATTATGCCACAAAATTGCATAAGCACATATGCCAAAGTTAGGCATATAATTAGAAAAAACAAGTAAATTTGTTCAGAAACATAGATGTATGGATCTATTCTACAATCCCCTCATAATATCTACCACTATCATTATATAATTAGGATTTTCTGCATACCCAATCTCATCAAGCCAAAGCAAATAGTTACCTCCTTTATACTTATATTGCACTTTAGTAAAATAAGCTCTCACACTTTCCGTCGAGTGATTGAATTCATAGTATTTTCCTGTATGTGGATTGGTAAGCTCGAAAAGATTGTACTTGTTCCGGCATACTGATGAACGAAACCATCTGGTCTCCAGTATAGCTTGAGCCAATACCATTTTGGGATATATAACTCCGTTTCTTATGATTTCTTTATAAAGGTTGGGGATGGTCAGTTCAGGAAGATTGTTTTCTGCTTGATTTTTATTCTTTATTGTATTTTGCAACTCTGCTTTCAGAGAGGCTTTTCTGTCACTATTTCGGCTGTTTCCTTCTGATTTATTCTGATTGTCTGGCCTGACTATTAGGGTATCTTTTACTATTATCTTATTCTTTTTCCCTTCTGTAATATCCTTTCTGGTACGGTTATAAGGATCTTTTTGTATTACTGTTGGCAGAAGTTCTGATTCTCTTGTATCGTATAGAATTGTGCTGATACGCTTATCGGAAGTAGTATTAGCAGTAGTGTAATCAGAATAGTGTTGCGCATTTCTTTTTCAGGGATTGCCTTAAATACATTTGTGGCATTCAGACGGTTAGATCCTCAAATATAACATCTTAATTACAGTAATATGGAAATGTACAACAGAAATCAGTCCGAATTGTTACCATACGAAAAACTGGCAATGCTGGGTATTGACCGTGAAAAGGCGGATAGCTTACTAATGGAAGTAAAGGAGAAGCTGATGTCAGGTGAAGTGACTTTCATCATGCAGGTATCCATTAACGCAAGAAACGGAGGTATCATCACCATGCTGATTAAGCTACAGGTGACTACAGATAAGAACGGTGCTCTGACTCTTATTGCCTATCCGGTACGTGCAGAACTGGACCGGGAACGCAACAAGGTTCTCAATCTCACTCAGCAGGAGGCTGAACGTCTGGTCAGAGGTGAGGTAATTCAGAAGGCAGTCAACGTAAACGGTGAAAAGACTCAGCAGTATCTGCAGCTTGATCCGGAAACGAAATCCGTCATTCACAGGCGTGTCACTGACATAAAGCTGGAGCAGCGTCTGAAGGATATGGAGAAGGTGAACGACATTGAACTGGGCATGCAACAGAAGCAGCAGGTACGGGAGGGAAAACCAGTTGAACTGAATGTGGGCGGTGAGAAGGTTTCAGTCGGCATTGACCTGAAGGAGCAGCAGGGATTCAAGCTTATCAAGGGAGACATGAAGGAATGGGAAAGGCAGCAGAAACTCCGCTATGACGAGATTCATCCTGAATATCTCGGCCTTGTCATGACTGACAAGAACCGTTGGGAATATCAGAAGGTGGTAGACAAACAGGCCGTGGAGCGTGCTATTTCCCTCTCTCCATCCCGAAAGGAAACAAAAGCAAACAGCCTTAAACTTTAATACTGATTTCTATGGCCAAAAAGACAGATTCAGATAATAATAACGGTATCATCCGGCAGTTCAACGAACTGAAGAAGAAGCATCCGGATGCTATGCTGTTGTTCAGACGGAACAGTTTCTATGAACTCTATAAGCAGGATGCCGTCAAGGCTGCCGCAGTGCTTGCCATCGAGATTGCAGACAGGATTCTGCCTGACTACAAGAGACCGGTAAAGGTTGCATCATTCCCTCAATCAGCACTTGACGTTTATCTGCCCAAACTGATACGTTCCGGAATTAGGGTTGCAATCTGTGATGCACTGGACAGTCCTTTGAAGAAGAAGGCCGGACAGGATAAGGCTGAAAATAATGAGAGAACCATTCAAAACAGTACAGATATGGGAAAGAAGAAAAAGGAACAGGGTGCGCAGGAAACTCCTGACAGAACAGTGGAGAATACTGTTGATGTAAAACCTGCAAGGGAAAAGAAGTCGAAGGCCAAAGCTGAAACCAAAGCTGAGACCGGGACGGATAATGAGGTAAAGACCGAAAAGAAGGACGAACAGAAAACGGAGGCAGCCCAGGAACGAAAGCCCCGTGAGCCGCAGATGGTAACGGCCAACGGTGAAAAGGTTACTCATGGTCATGCCTACCAGAGTACCACCAATCCTGCCGACTGGTATTTTACCGCAAAGATTGACGGACAGCCACTCAAGCCGCAGAAGATGGATGCAGCAGACCTTGCTGCCTATCAGAACAAGGAAATGACGGTACCGCAGCTGATGGAACGCTACTATCCGACAAAACTGATGCCGAAGGTATCTGAGGAAGCCTTCCGTATGCCAATGGAGATTGCAGGACCGGACGGTTCTATAACCGTAAACAAGTTCAATGTCTATAAAGAGAAGGACGAACAGCGTCCTGACTTTGGGAAATACAAGTTCTATGTTCAGGTTGGGGATACCAACATGTCTGCCGTGGCTTCACGCCAGGACCTGAATGCCTACTTTGACAGGGTGGCCACTCCAAACCAGCTTATTGAGAAGAATTTCGGTGAGCGTCTGCATCTGAAATCTGCATACGAGAAATATCAGCTTCCTGAAGGTGTTGACCCCAAGGGTGTGCGTGTAGCCAAGGACAGGAATGACAACAAGTGGAAGGTGTCGGTTGACCTCGGAGAGAAAGGACAGACTTCCCGGCATGAAATCTCCTTCGATGACGGCTATTCGCTTTTCAAGACCAAGACGGCCACAAGGGAACAGATTGCGGCCAAGTACCTGAATACGGAGATAACAGGTATGCTTGCAGCCAACACCGCAAAGGTGGAGAAAACGGCTTCTATGAAAATGTAACATAATCAGAAAACTAAAATACAAGTTATATGTCAGCTAAAATGAATCATGAGGAGCTTGTGGAGCTTCTGCAGGAGGGCAAAATCGGTTTCCTCCGCTTTGTTATGGACAGTGAGAATGCAGATGATTATCTGGAATGGTGCCGTTCACACGGTACTGACCCTTCGGATGAATCGGCCGAGTTCTATGTGGAACAGACGGACATCAGGCAGATGGACCGTCAGGTAATAGATGACGACAGCTATGGCATCTGGAACTGACTCTCAGGGAAACAGCGGACAGGCGGCCATAGACCGCTTCGCTGCAATGATGATTGAGCGTATGCAGCAGATGAAGGATACCGGATGGAAACAGGGATGGATTGGCGGTGCTTCGGGTTATGCCGGACTGCCGCAGAATGTGGGTGGCCGAAACTATTCCGGTTCCAATTCCTTCTTTCTTCAGATGCATACTGCAGCCATGAACTACCAGCTTCCGGTATATCTGACCTTCAAACAGGCGCATAACCTGAAGGCTCATGTCCTGAAGGGTGAAAAGGCCTTCCCGGTAGTATACTGGGATATGATGATAAAGGACAGTCACGGAAAGAGGATAAGCACGGAGGAATACCGTGCAATGAGCAAGGAAGAGAAGAAGGATATGGATGTCATTCCTTTCATCAAGTCATTCCCGGTGTACAATGTGGCACAGACCAATCTGGCAGAAGTGCAGCCGGAAAGGATGCAGAAGCTTATGGACAGGTTCAAGGTTCCGGAACTTCGGGATACGGAAGGTATGTACACCCATGCCGCACTCGACCGTATGGTGGAGACGCAGCAGTGGCTATGTCCGATACGTGCCGACAAGCGTGAGAACGGTGCCTATTATTCTCCCTCGAAGGATATAGTGGTGCTGCCCATGAAGGCGCAGTTCAATATCGGTGATTCTCCGGAAGAAACCTACCGTGGCGGAATGGAGTATTATTCTACCATGCTGCATGAAATGACACACTCCACCATGACACCGGAGCGTCTGAACAGGGAGATGGGCGGCAGGTTCGGTGACCCGAAATATGCCAAGGAGGAGCTGGTGGCGGAACTTACGGCTGCAATGATCAGCCATTCCATGGGCTTTGATTCCAGGATAACGGACAACTCGGCTGCTTACCTGGACTCGTGGATTGGTGTACTGAAACAGGAACCGAAGTTTATAGTATCAGTCATGGCTGACGTGAACAAGGCTTCGGACCTGATTCTTGACCATGTGGACAGACAGCGTCTGGCTCTCGGTGAGCAGCCTTATCTGGCAAAGAATGACCCGCTGACTTCAATGAGTGTTGACGAAGAGAAATCTTTCAAGAATGCGGCTATTGTCAAGACCCGTTCCGGAGACTATGCCATCCGTGCGTCATACGATGGCGTGGAGCTGGGACTGAAGAAGGTTTCCAAGGAAACGGCCAGGACATTCTTCCAGCTTACGGACTGGAAGGACAAGGAGGCTTTCCTGAACATGACTGCCCGGAAGACATACGAACCCGAGATTACCATGATGGGCCGGAACCGGAATGCCGGTACAGGGCTTGGTATATGAAATTCTGTATAACATCTTAAATCGGAAAGCATGAGTGACTACAAGGTTAATTTCAGGGAAATGAAATCCCGTGTGGGGATTGATGACATTGCATATGCCCTGGGATACCGTCTGGACAGGAAGGCCGGTGTCGGACGCTACATCGAGCTGGTACTCGGTGAAGGCGGCAACAGAAGGGATACGCTGATTGTCAGCCATCCCAACGACAAGGCAGCACAGACGTTCTTCCGGCGTGACGGTTCCAAGGGAGATGTGGTGACACTCATTCGTGAGAACCTTTCTTCCTTTACGGTATCCGGAAAAGATGAGTGGCAGAAGATAGCCAAGGTCATGGCACGTTTCGCCAACATGCCTGAACCTGAATACAGGGAGGACAGGGAGTATGTTAAATTGGCAGGAAAATCATGCGGTGTGTTTGAACCTTCCAGATATGAGGTGAAGCCGGTTGACACCGAAAAAATACCCGGACTGTTTTTCCGGCGCGGACTGTCCAAAGCGACCGTTACGGTTCTTTCACCCTTTATTTCCCTTATAAGGGACAGGAACAACGGGAAGTTTGAAGGCTACAATATCGGATTCCCATATACTGACGGAAAGGGAAATGAAGTCAGGGGGTATGAAATCAGAGGACATGGCGGTTACAAGTCGAAAGCTGCCGGTACTGATTCATCATCTTCGGCATGGGTGGCTGTTCCTTCGGGTATCAGTCCGGACAATGTAAGAAGCGTGTTTTTCTGTGAATCTGCATTTGATGCCATGGCCTTCTACCAGATGAACCGGATACAGATTGGGGAAAGTGCGGCTCTGGTTTCACTGGGCGGCACATTCTCTGACAGGCAGATAACCGGAGTCATGGAACGCTTTCCCAATGCACGTGCCTTCGACTGTTTTGACAACGACCTGGCCGGGAGGATATACGGACTGCGCATGATGGCTCTGCAGGAAGATATTCAGATGAAGATAAGCAGAACTGACAGCGGCATCCGGATTGAAGCGAAGGGAAAGGTATTCGAGCCTGACATGGAGCGTCCCCTACTGGCCCAAATTGCCAGGCAGCTGAACATCCGGTACCGTATGGGACAGTGGCTTCCTCCGAAGGCTTTCAAGGACTGGAACGACTGTCTGCTGAACAGGCCGATGGAGCCGGTGATTTCACCTCATAAGGAGGAACGTGAACAGAATCTGAGTGAACAAAGGAATAAAGGACGTAAAATCTGAATGATATGGACAGAATCAAGTTAAGAATAACGGTAGTGACTGCTTTGGCGGTTTTTCTGCTGAAAGGTACGGATACTTTTGCACAACAGACAGACCCTACACTGACTGGTGCTGTCTTTGCACAGACATCCACACTGAAGAATATCTATGACAAACGTCAGAAGGCACACGAGAAAATCATTGCTGCCGAGACTGCCGTAACGGTTGCTCTCGACAGGGTACACAGTGTGGAGGACAAGATGCTGGAATATCTTTCCAATGCACAGGGTGCCATGCAGAATCTCTATCAGATTAAGCGTGCCGGGGAACTGGTGGCCACGGAGATACCTCAGAACTGTAATCTACTACTCAAATCGGTCGGTAGTAACCTGAAGGGGACGGCCATTGCTGCAATCGTTTCGGACGAGCTGGTTGATGCTGCCACCCAGATGGCTGCGCTTTATCCGTTCATGAAGCAGCTGGTGACTTCCGGAAGCTATGATACAGGCGGTTCTGACGGAGGCAAGGAAAAGCACAAGGTAAACCTGCTCAGTTCTTCCGAACGGTACTACATAGCAAACGAGGTACTGACCAGACTGGAGGCTGTTAATACCGACCTCTTTATCCTGGCATGGCAGGTACGCACACTCTCATGGAACGACCTCTGGTTCTCTCTTGACCCGGAAGGATGGGTAAACGTGATGTCTGGCAAGAACATTATAGGAGGAATCGTTGCAGACTGGAACCGGGGGTTCTCATTCAATTAATTCAAACATTGTAATTTATCAGGAATATGGATTCAGAAAAGAAGATTATAGGACGCTGTCCGTTCTGCGGCGGCAACGTGGTGAAGACCTGTAAGGGGTATCGCTGCGAAAACAACACAGGTGAGCATCCTTCTTGTGTGCTCAACATCAATGCCATCATCGGCAACCGGAAAATGAATGACGAGGAGATTGCCGAGTTTCTGGAGAAACGCCGTATCCTTCTGGACGGCTTTTCCACCAAGGAAGGAAAGACTTTCCCGACAGTGCTGGAACTTGCTGATGACGGTGCAGTCAATATGCAGTCTGTTATCGGCAGGTGTCCGCACTGTGGCGGCGAGGTACGTGTGGGAACAAGGGCTTTCAACTGTTCCAACTACAGCAATCAGGAAGCACCGTGTTCATTCGCCATATGGAGGAATATAGGCGGCCATCAGCTGACACTGGAAGAGGCGAAAGAGCTTTGTGAGAAGAATATTACTTCATCCGAACTGGAGATGTACCGGGAGGACGGTTCCATTTACCGCAAGCGTCTCGGTCTGGCTTCGGACAAACTTCAAATCGTAAAGATATGAAACAGGGAAAGAAACTACTGATACTGCCTGCAGTGGCAGTTCTGCTCGGAATGGGAACCGGTTGTTCCGACAACAGCGGGAATAAGGCACAGGATATAGCCCAAAAGGCACTGATGGCTTCGGTGGACAATCCGGAATCCGTAAAGATTGTCGGAATCAGCAAACCGGATTCTGTATTTGGCCGTGAGTATGTTACCATGAAGGAGAAGATGGCTCTTTCTGTGGCCATGATGAAAATCAGCCGTAGGTTTATGGAGGATACGGGTTTTGATAATCCAAACGCAGAATGTCATGGGATGTCAGGGCAGATGAAACGTCAGATGGAAGCCATGACAGCACTGCGCCCCCTGATGCTTTCCGGTGAGCTGAAGTCTGTAAGTGATGAAAGTAGTCAGGAACGCAAGACGTTCAGCGGTTGGAAGGTAAAGATAGAGTATGAAGCCACTGATTCTGACGGACAGCCATACCGCTCTGAATACTGGTTTATTATGGATAAGGAAGCGCAATGTGTAATCAGGTCATTTGAAATTCCACTGTTATGAAACTGAAAAGATTTTTATTACCGATTTTGGCATGGAGTGGGCTGGTGCTCACTTCCTGCCTTTGTGAACATGAAGAGGTCACAGGTTACTTATCTTCCCTTCAAGTCGGCAATGTGGTTTGTTCGGACGGGAATATATTGTCCATGGACAGATTCAAGCAATCTGAAAAGGTACCTGTTGCCATAGTTTTCCATGTAAACCGTAGTGCTGAAACTGACAATCTTGGTTATGCAGTTTACATTCATGATATGGAACCGCTGGCTTTTGCTGACAGTCTCGGCATTGATCAGGGTACTTCTGCATCATTGACTGATGAGGACGGAAATGAGAACACCTATTCATTGTTCAATAACGATGAAGTCAAGTCACCGATAGCTATCAGGACTTTTGATTTGTGGAGTTATGGGCAATCAGCATATATTCCTTCTGTCCAGCAACTCTCATTTCTATTTACTGTCCGGCATCTGGTTAATGAATGTATAACCGAAGTTGGTGGAACTCCGATTAACCTGAATCCTGCCGAATGCTGGTTATGGTCTTCTACTGAAGTGGAAGGGCAAAAGGAGAATAAAGCATGGCTTTACTCTATGCAGTCAGGAACTATTCAGGAGACACCAAAAGATCAACCTCATAAATCCAGGCCGGTAATTTCTATATATACGACCAAATAAATAAAAGTCTAAATATAGTCATCTGTGGGTTTCAGATACTATATTTAGACTTTCTTCTTTGTTTTTGTGCATTTTGATTAGCTAGTTCAATTTCTCTTTATATAATTATTTCCCTTGCTTTATCCAATATTTGAATCGTCTGTCGTATTCGGCAAACAATGAGTCTTCAATTTTTATATGTTTCTGAATAATATATTCATTATATGATAAATTAGGAGATTCACCTTTAAACATTTTATCAACAAAACTGGAATATCTTTCTAATTTAGAATTGATAAGACGCAATATTATCTCTCTAATAAGTTCAGATAGAAGTTGATAGTCCTCATATTCATTTAATGTTGCTTCATGTACCAAAGTGCTTCTAACCTTTTTAAAAAGTGTATTAATTTTTTCAGTCATTTCTATATTAAGATCATCTATTATGAGTTTGAATTTATTTGTTGATGATTTATTACTGTTTAAATTACAAATTCTATCAGATAATTTTTTCATAACATCAGTTGATATTTCATTATGGTTTTCTAAGATGTTCAATAACTCCTTTTTGATTATCTGGAATGAACCTTTTGATACTAATTGACTAGGGATTCTTTCTTTATCAACTAAACTCTGGTATTTCTCACATAGGCCTTCAAAAGCTAGAATCAAAATAAATGCTCTATCAACTATAGATAAAACCTGTTGCGCTGTAGAAAGATGCTGCACAAATTTGTTGATATTTAGAACATTATTCCATCTGACGTAATTATCAAACTCAAAAAGAGAAGTATCGGGATCATAAACTCTTATACTACCACAGAGATAAGATGAATAACTTATATTTTCAATTTTATCATATGAATATATTCTGGTAAAACTGTTATAATATTCTTTTGTGATTTGTACACGAGCCCCATTAATTAAGGAAAAATAACCGATTAAAGAATCTCTGAATATGTTGAATAATTCTTCTGTAAGTTCATTATGCGCCACTTCATAGTTGCAAGGAAAGTATGCAGACGTAATACCAGATTTTTTATCTGTGTAAAATGTAATTTCAAATGGTGCATCACCTACTATTAGATTTGAAGAATGTTGAGATTTAATTATAAGATTAAGACCCCAAAAGTCAATTCTTAATAATCTAGAGGGATCTTGACTATGTTTCTGTTCTAAAGAATGTGTATTATATTTATTTCCGTCTTTTATGGTGATATAATTATAGCACAAAAAAGACACTTTGTTCTCGTTTGTTGAAATAAATGATATTTCCATTAACGAAGTTTCTATCTCAATATTACTAAATGATAACATCTTTGCACTAGAGGATGTGTCAAAATGATGCATCCTCTTTTTCGTTATAGAACCATCGGTTTCTCATTTTTCATAGAGTATGATTTATTTTTCCCTGTGTCCATGCT